CTGGTTTTTATACCCTCGGTATAGGACGCAATGTCGATATGAACGACGGGGTAGGATTGTCCGATGATGAGGTACAGTACCTACTTGAGAATGATATAGAACGTGTCATCAAAGAGTTAAGCTCAGAATACCCTTGGTTTAACGGCCTTGATGATGTACGTAAAGATGCTATTATTGACATCGGATTCAACCTCGGAGCCACGAAGTTACGTGGGTTTCGACGCGCCTTGACCGCTATGGAAGAAGCAGATTACAAAGCTGCTAGTGATGAATTCTTAGATTCCAAGTGGGCTAGACAGGTCGGGAGCAGAGCAGTAGAGCTTACCGAAATGATACGAACAGGCAAGTATTTGGACGACTAGTTATGGCATATTTCAGACTTGCACTAAAGCCCGGCATTGATAAGCAAAATACGGAATACGGCGCAGAAGGCGGATTTACGGACGGTGACAACGTCCGTTTTCGTTTTGGCCTGCCTGAAAAGTTAGGTGGTTGGACTTATTTTAACGGCGTACCTAGCTATCTTGTTGGTTTTGCCAGTGAGACTTTTTCATGGAACAACAACGCTGGAACGCCGTATTTAGCCGTTGGTACTGACCGAAAAATCTATGTATCCGTGGGCGGTGCATGGTCCGATATTACACCGCTTCGAGAAACTACAGGAGCCGGCGCAGTCACTTTTGCCGCCGTTAACGGATCGGCTGTCATTACCGTAACAGACACGGCTCACGGCGCAGACACCGGAGACTTTGTTACGTTTTCTGGTGCATCAAGTTTGGGTGGCAACATTACTGCGGCTATTCTAAACGCTGAATACGAGATCACTGAGGTACTCACTTCTTCTACTTACACGATTACAGCCCCTGTTGCCGCTAACAGCAGTGACACAGGCAATGGCGGCGGGTCAATTGTTGGGGCCTATCAAATTAACATTGGTGCTGACCGAAGCTTTTTTGACTTTGGTTGGGGCACAGGTACGTGGAGTGCAGGCACGTGGGGCACGGCAAGAACAACCGTGGCGCAACCGACTATTTTTGCGCGGATTTGGACCTTTGATCAGTTTGGTCAAGTGCTTATTATGCAGGCCGTTAACGGGTCTATTTACAAATGGAGTCCCGATGATGGGACAGATCAACGCGCAATAGCTGTTTCAGGAGCCCCTACTAAAAGCACGTTTGCTCTAATCACATCCCCTGACCGGCATTTAGTTTGTTTTGGTACAGAGACCACTGTAGGTGATCCAACAACTCAAGACCCTTTGTTCGTGCGTTTTTCTGATCAAGAAAACATCAATGAATTTACGGAAAGCGTAACCAACACAGCAGGCGGTCAAAAGCTTTCGGACGGTAACAGAATAATGACGGCGATCCGTTCTCGTGGTCAGGTACTTATTTTTACGGATACCTCACTGCATGGTATGCAATATATTGGTCCTCCGTATACGTTTGGTTTCCAACAGCTCGGTAGTAACTGCGGGGCTTTAGGCCCTCACGCGGCGGTTGATGTGAACGGATTAGCTTTATGGATAGGGCACGAAGCATTTTATGCCTTTGACGGTACAGTAAAGAAACTGCCCTGTACGGTCCAAGACTACGTGTTTGGTGATATTAATCTAGTCCAAGAAGATAAGGTCTATGCGGCCTTAAACTCGGACTATAACGAAATTACATGGTTTTATTGCTCGGCGGGGTCCGACTTTGTAGACCGTAACGTGACCTATAATTACCTTGAGAACGTGTGGTCGATTGGCTCTTTGGCACGCACATCATGGCAGGATGTGGACTCCTTTAGTAAACCTATCGCCAGTGAGTATCTTAAAGACAGCACGGCGTCTACTATAACGACTATTTATGGACTAACTGCCGGCAGGAGTCTGGTTTACAATCAGGAAGACGGCCTTAATCAGGCGGATGGTTCGGCTATTGTGGCGTTTATTGAGTCAGGTTACTTTGATTTAGGTGACGGCGAAGAAATGGTTTACATGAAGCGGTTTATTCCCGACTTCAAAGACCAAGCAGAGAACATTACAGTTAACCTTTTGCTACGCGCCTATCCTCAGGCTACCGCCAACCCTAGCTCCTTGGACCCGTATACGATTACGCCTACCACGCAAAAGGTAGATACACGTGCCCGTGGGCGGCAAATAGCCCTAAAGATTACCAGCTCTGAGGTTAACGCAAACTGGCGATACGGGACGCTGCGAGTTGACATACAACCGGATGGATTAAGATGAGTAAAATTGCAAATGTACGTTTGCCCAACGCGGCACAAGGTGATTACAGCCCACAGCAGTTTGACCAGTTGGTCCGGTCTCTTGAGCAAATTGTCTTACAACTTAATTCCAGTTATACGCCGGTAGTCACACAGCAAACAAGTAACGCACGCGCATGGTTTGAAGGAACTTAGATGGCTGACAAGTATCTACATCAACGATTGATTCCGTCAGCGGCGACGGAAACCGTTCTTTACACCGTTCCAGCAGCTAATACTGGGATCATTAAGTCGCTTAGAGTAACTAATGGCTCTGGTCAACAGGCCAATATTACTGTGGCTCAGTACGAGACGTCGAGTGGTGCAGCAGGGTATTTGTATCATGCTCAACCATTAGCTCATAGCGCAAGCGTTGATGTTTTTGGAGGGGTCCCCTGTATTTTAGAAACGGGGAATATTTTAAAAGTTACTTCAACAAGAGCGGATGTGACTTTTTATCTGTCATATCTTGAAGTAGACAGGGACTAAGTAAGCGGTCATAATTAAGAAAATTCACGTCTCCCGACGTGCGGTCCTGTGTGACCTCATAGCTAAACAAAGGATATAACATGGCTGAAGCGATGTCGGGAACTATGCCTTCCCCAACTATAGAAGATTTCACCGTTATCGAGCAGATGCGGGAGCAGATACCTGCGTCAGAAGTCAATGAGACCCTCCTTGCCACGGCGGCTGAAGCCGATCCGATGGCTGTTGCAGAATTCAAAGCAGAGCTACGCGATCTCGAACTGCCGGTAGAAGTGCTTGACGTACTTAACGACATGGTCGATGAGATATTGGCCGAGCCAGAGCGTTACGACGAGATTCGAGCGCACTACAAAACACAAGATATGCCTGATGACATGCTTCCTGAGACCTTTGATGCGGAGTTCTTCGGCGCGTTGAACATGGCGCTGGATGAAATCCGAGCGACCTCTGGCGCACAGGCCAGAGCACCACAAGGTTTTGCGATGGGTGGCATAGCTAGTCTGGGCCGAAACGGCGATACGATGCTTGCCCATGTCACGCCGGCTGAAATGAAGATGCTCAAGGACAAGGGCGGTGCAGGGACAATCAATCCACGCACAGGCCTACCTGAGTTCTTCTCTTTAAGTAAAGTCTTCAAAAAGATAGGAAAGGCCGTTAAAAAGTTTGCCAGTAGTACCGTTGGTAAAATTGTTGTTTCAACAGCACTCTTTATGACGCTTGGCCCAGCGGCGGCTAAAGCATTCGGTGTAAAGTCAGCAGCAGCGAAAGCTGCTGTGTCTGGATTTGTTGCTGGAGCAGGCTCTTCTTTAGCCGCAGGAAACAGCCTAAAAGACAGCCTAAAAGCAGGGGCGATTGGCGGCATCTCTGCTGGAGCATTACAGGGTATATCAACTAAGCTTGGTGGGCCTTCAGACATTACCAAACCACTTGAAAAAACTACGGTTGACGTAACCGATGTAGCTGTTGCTCCTGAAGACTTCGTGGATTTGACGACTACGACTACCACTACAGGCGGAGGTGTTGCTGGAGTACCTAATATACCTACAAGTGTTCCCACAGAGGCAGGGTTCAGTGTTAGCGACACGCTTACTCCGACAAGCACAGGCATTGAAACATTATCTATGGCAGGAGCAACACCTCAGCCTAATGCACTTGTAAGAGGACCATCAAGTTTCACAGTTTCTGACGTATTTACTCAACCCCCTCCGCCTCCTCTGCAACAAGTACCTAATCAAGTAGCCTCGACTGTTACAGAAGCACCGGGATTCTTTGAAAGCGTAAAAGAGACGTTTGCTCCTGATCGCACCTTGGCCGAAAGAGGGACAAGTTTAAAAGAAGCGTTTTTGCCCAGCAAAGGACCGAGCGTTATTGATGTTTTAAAGGATAGTGGTATTGATCCAATGAATGCCACAACGGCTCAATTAGAAATAGCAAAAGCAACAGCAGCAGATGCCGCTACGAATCTTGCCCGTCAGTACCTGCCTCTCGCCGGTGCAGGTTTAGGGGTCATGGCGTTGAGTGGTGGATTTGACACGCCACAGCCTGAACTACCTGCTGGGTACGAAGACTTTATGGCAGGCGGCGGACAACGGCTCTTGAGAGAAAACCCTGAGAAGTACGGTCTACGGTTCGGCGGCATTCAACCTTTAAGCAGTTTGTATACGAATTATGCGCCACCTGCGCCGACTTACAATGCAGCGATGGGCAGTGGTCCGCAGGGGGTTGACCCTAAGGATTTCCCACGGATGAATGGCCCTATCAACGGGCCCGGCACGGGCACATCGGACGACGTGCCGGCCATGCTAAGTGATGGCGAGTTTGTCTTTACGGCCAAAGCGGTACGTAACATGGGCGACGGATCAAGGCGCAAAGGCGCTAAACGTATGTACGCGATGATGAAGAAATTGGAGAATCGAGCGAATGGTTGATACTACTTACCAAACTCAGTTTGTCCGTGAAGCGCCAGAAATTGAAGCGTATAAGCTGGGCATGCTGCAAGAGGCGCAGAACCTCTATAACCGAGGTGTAGCACTACCTGCGACCGAAGCGGCAGGGCTATCAGGCACAGAACTTCAAGCCATTGACTTTGCCAAGCAGGGGATAGGGTCGTTTGAGCCCTACATACAAGCAGCCTCTCAAGGGTTGACGCAAGGTATGGACCTGACCCAACGCGGCGCACCTGTCTTAGGGCAAGGCGTCGGCGGTATATTGGGCTCGGCTCAAAGTTATGATCCGACGATGGCGGAAGACTATTTTAATCCGTACTACCAGCAGGTCACGCGGAATGCGCTTGAAGAGATGGAGCGTCAAGCCGCTATTGAAAGACCAAGAGAGGCCGCCGCAGCCGTAGCCTCTGGAGCATTTGGTGGCACACGGGAAGGTGTGCAAAGAGCCGAGTTTGATACTCGGCTTGAGGACCTGAAGAATCAACGAATAATGCAAGATTACGCTAATAATTACGCTCAAGCGCAGCAGGCAGCGATGGCAGGCTTTGAGAGCCAGCAGGCTAGACAGTTAGCCGGCGGTCAGGCCTTGGGTCAATCAGCGGCACAGTTTGCTAATCTCGGTGGTCAGATGGGTAATCTTGGCACGCAGTTCGGCGCACTGGGTCAGGCAACACAACAGCTCGGCGCAGCGGACACGGGTCTTTTGGCCGGTCTGGGTGGCCTTGAGCGACAGATTGAGCAAAGCCAGATAGACGCTATCCGTGCGACTCAACTACAGGATGCAATGGCTCCTTACCAGCAGCTTGGTTTTGTTTCTGACATTTATCGTGGCGCACCAAGCACGTCGATGGCCCTAACTTCGCAGACAGCGCCGAGCGCAAGTCCTCTCCAATCAGCAGTAGGCCTCGGCGTAGGAGCTTTAGCTACCGCCGCCGGCGCTAAAACAGCGGGACTCTTTTAATGGATATGATGATGGAAGATGAAGAAGTTGTTCAGATGGTTGATGACGACGAGGTTGAGAACGTGGGAATCATGTCCGGTTTCATGGAGGACATCGAAGAGCTGATGGAAGAAATCTCTGAGGCGGAGATGAACGGTGTCGAAGAAGGTGACGACGCCGACATGGCGCGGATGATGAACCGGACGCCTGACTCTCCTGAAATCCTAATGAATAATCTACGTGGTGACATGCGGTCAATAGACGCCCGACGGGAAGAACTTGCTGACCTTGTCGGCATGCGTCAAGCCGAGGAAACACCTGAAGGTGTTTTAGCGTTGCTACAGCCCGTGTTAGCACAGCAGGATGCTATGGCCGCGATGCCTATGCCAATGCCTGCACCTCAGATGCCACCTCCTCCCATGCCACCCATGCCTGCTCAACCTGCCGGCATTGAGTCAATCACCGTTGACGAAACGGTTGTGCCGGCGATGTACAAAGGCGGATCAGTCCAAAATTTTAATCGTGGGTCCGGTCAGATGGGCGTGACCCCCGCGCAAAGCATGTCCCCATCTGGTATTAGATACTATGCCAACGGCACGCCTGAAGAGGGTGTGGTTTCCAGTGGAAGGTTTAGTCCTGCTGCGGTTGCTTCAGCGGATCAATACATTAAGACCTTGCTCGAAGCGCGGCCTTCAGCACCAACAACAGCGGACCTGCCTACAATGATGGGCCAAGAAGCCGCGTTATATGAGACCTTAGGTCTAGGCACTCCGAAAGAGGCCACGCAGGCTCAGATGCTTTTTGATATTGGTCAAGCGGCGTTGCAGTTTGGTTCTAATGTCGGTGCGGACGGTCAACCCATGAGGGGTTCTGCAGCGGCACGATTAGCACAAGTGGCCGGTCCGTTAGCCGGTAGAATAGGCGCGCGTGCGGGTGAGATGAGCAAAGAGGCGAGGGCGCTTAAAATGCTGGCGTTGCAAAGTGCTCAGAATAAAATAGCCACGGCTCAAGCAGCGGATACAGCTTTAGCTGAACGACAGGGTGACCTAGCTGTAGAGATAGCCAAGCAACCTCCTGCGGCACGCATGCTAACAGAGACGGATTTTCAACTGCCGCAGTATGCCGGACTAGATCGTTCGTTTCCTTGGCAGATTGACAGTACAGGTAAGCTTTCTATTGCAGGTGGCAGGGCCGAGCCGCCCCTGTTTCAAGATCCATACGAGAAAAAAGGACGTGAACAAAAATTTGAGGACGATAACGCACTATTTACATCAGCTAAATCTGCGGTGGAGAATATTGCTAAGTTGGACGAAGCGCTTACTATTATTGAGGAGGGCGATATTAATCTAGGCATTGGCTCTGAAGTATTAACCAATTTCAATAGACTTAAAGCACAGTTTTTAAACGACCCCGAAGCTGCCAGCATAACTGCACAAAACCAGTACCTCGATTCTTTGCTGGGATCAGATGTTTTTACGGCAATTGGTGCGTTAGGGATTGGTGCTAGAGGACTTGATACTCCTGCCGAAAGGGACTTCTTAATTCAGGTAATGACAGGTAGTAGGACGATGGACCGAGAAGCTTTAGCTGCCTTAACCAATTTCAGAAAAATAAGAGAAGTTAAAATGATGAAGCGCTATAACGAAGCAATAGATAGCGGTCGTTTAGCAGAATATAGTGATTTAGGTTATACAGTAGAAAAACTTGAAGTACCTGAGATGCCTGTAATTAAACTTACCACGGTCGAAGACGTAAGGAGCATAGAAGAGGCCCAGCAACAGCAAGCGATAGATGACGCAGCGGCTGCACGGGGGCTGAACTAATGGCCGATAAAGAAGTTTCATTATCACCAGCAGATCAAGTTGTCTATGAAGCTTTTCTAGCGGATAGAAAAGTAGGAGGCAACAACAGCCAAGAGATTCTTGCCGGGCTTTCCGATGAAGGATTCGCTTTTTTAAGATCGGCTCCTCCGCCTCCGACTCTTCTTCAATCGGCTAAACAATTTGGAGGTCAAGCGGTCGAGGCTATCGCTTCTGCGCCAAAGGCAGTTGCCGATTTTGTAACGGGAGCTAATGTAGATTACCCTGAACTGCCTATCGGAGCTGCTCCGATGGTGGCGACCCCAAGTCAAAAAGCTAAGTACCTTGCTTTAATTACTACTACAATTGACGATTACAAGCTTGAATCAGGTATAAAAGAAATCTTTCCAGAGGCAATGACCAGCTATGACAGTCAAGGCAATCTTATTGTTTCTATGGAAAATAAAGACGAAGAAGGAAACTCTTTAGGTGTTTCTACTTTTTACCCTAATCCTAAAGGATTAGACCTGCCTACTATTGCTCAAATCAGTGGGGCAATGGCTATGGTTCCTGCCGTTGAGGTGGGAATAGCTAAGACCTTAGGTCCCGTAATGACCAGAGGATTTAAAGGAGCTGCAACCACGTCGGCAGTTGAAGCGGGTATTGCTGAAGGTATATCTTCTTCATTAACAGGTTTACCTTATGACTTTTCTTCTCCTGTGGCGGCCTCAGTATTTGGACCTACCTTTTTAGGTATGGGTAAACTTTTTGGTAAAGCGGGGTCTTATCTTGTTAATAAGTACAAAAACAATCCTGCTGACATTATTAATCCCGACGGTACGTTTACGGCTTCAGCCCGTGACTATATAGAGGGCAAAGGTTTAAACCCCGATGAACTACAGACCTCTTTGTTCACTGAGTACAAAAGACTCATAGACGATGGCTATATTCCCGAAGAAGCAGTAATCAAGGCCCAAGCAGCAGGCCTTCCTGTTGAGGTTAAACTAACCACAGGTCAAGTTACGCGAGATATGGGGCAAATGCTCTACGAAGACATGATCGCTAAGGGAGCCACAGAAACACAAGCTTCTGCCGCACTTAGGCAATTTTATGATGCTCAGGTTGCCGCCGTAAAATCGAATGTAGATCAAATTGCAGAAGGTATGGGAGCCGGTGCAAGACGTGAAGGAGCAAGTGAAGCGCAAACTATTTTACGTGGACAACGAGATCAAGCTCGGCAGGCCGCAAATGCAAAGTACACTGCAGCTAGAGCAGCTAAACAAAGTTTTTTAGACCCTTCTTCGGCAACTAAGTTTGCTGATGACTTAGATGTCTCCCTTGAATCCTTTAGTCCCATTACAACACCGAAAGCCTTTGCCCTTGTTGATGAGCTAAAACAAGGGCTCAGAGAAGGTATGGATGTTGGTCAGATTCAAGTCAGACGACAACAGCTAACCAATGCGGCTAAAGAAGTAGGGCCAGAAGGAGCTGCCGCTAGAGCTGCGCTAGATTCTTTAGACGATTACTTAGATGAAGTAGTTTCCTCTAATTTATTTTTGCAAGAAGATATGTTTGGCAATGCTATGGATACCGAAGCTATTCGTTTATGGAAGGATGCAATTAACACATGGTCGGGATTTAAAAAGAAATGGGAGACCAAAGGGATACTAAATGCCCTTACTGATAAAGAAATGATCGACGGTCAGCTTCAATTTAAAGTTGCTCCTGAAGACGCTGCTAATTATATCTTCGGAAATTCTTTTCTGGGTCTACAATCCAAACGCAATATTTCGAGAGATGTGCGTGTTCTTAAAGAACAACTAAAACCTGAAGATTGGTTAGCTCTTCGCGGAGAAGTGGTTGTTAAACTTCTTGATGGTAGCCTTACTAATGCTTCTGAGGAAACCGCACGAGGCATTAGTGGGAAATTAAGCACTGATTGGGCTACCGTAAAAAAGAACAACAAAGGTTTGATTGACGAACTTTTTACTAAAGAAGAGCAGGGTTTAATATCTTCATTGGCTAATGTTACAGGTAGAATTGCAAATAGAACTCAAAATAGGTCTAACAGCGGGGCAGCAATAGGCGGACTTTTAAGTAGATTGTTTACTTCATTAGGAGGCACTGTCCCCGTCCAAGCAATACTTCCTGTAATTAGCTTGGCTCTTGCTCCTTCGATTAGATCGGGTCGGGCGGCAATGGCAAAGCAGGGAGCTATGACGACTCCGACACCAAAACGGATTGTGATAGGTGGAGCTTCGTCTGTTGCAGCCGACCCTGAAGCTAAAGAAACACTGGAAGAAACAATAGAGGCTGTTCCTGTGTTAGATGATTTTAGTTCAATCGTCGCACCACCGCAGGCCAGTATTAAAACTGTACCTGCAGCACCACAGACTAGGGGCGTACCCGGTCTTACGGAGCCGGTAGGCACGGGAGCCCTCCCTTCTCCTGTGTCCGCCCCACCTCCACAGGCCGTGGCCCAAGGGCCAAGCCAGAGTCGAGAGATGATGGATCGGCTATTCCCGATGGACATGGTTTAAGTTACCTTAGGAAAAACTTATTTTTTTCGGTAAAGGGCGTTCCATCGGGCTCAAGCACTTCCTCCACCTCCTGCGATTGGGTGGCATTTTTAAGACAGTCTGAGCATAGAATAAAGTATTTTTTCTCTCCCCTACACGTTGACTTTACCTGCCATGTTTGAGTGGGCCAACTGCGATGGGTTTTTACACCGTAGTCGGATTCCCCTAATTGCTGGCACATCATACAATAATCATCTAAAGGTTTTTCAATCTTAAAAGTAATTTTAGAACTCATCTGCTTTCTCCTTTCTAGTGGAATTTAAGTTTGGCGTTTTTAGCGATTCGTTTCTTACCCAGAGTCGGGCTATAGAAATGAAACCACTTGGTTCCTTCTTTGTATATCCAACCCGTGGTGTATCCGTAATCGGAATGATAGGTCACAGGTCTCCAACCTCGATTCCTGACCTTTCTTATTGTTGGTTCCTTAATGTAGTAGTCTGACTTCTTCATTTCTTTCTCCTGTATAAGTTGTTGGTACAGGCATATTATATCAAATGGGTTTTCCCAAAATGGAAGTTAGTCAAAAAAACAAGGAAAGGATGCCCTGTAGCCCAATGTTTATGGGCCAAGGGTCTCTTGAAAAAAAAGCTTGACATCGGTATTTATAGAGTTTGGTGAGACAAAAACAGTGAATTATTGCCCTGTAGCCCAGTGTTCATAGGGGTAAAATTATTTTTAAAAAGCTAACTTTGACTTTCGTGGAACTCGTCAACGCGACGCATCCACATATCCTTAAAACCTTGAAACTCACGTCCGGCGGTGGAAAACTCCGCCGTCGATCCGTCTGACCTCACCGCCATCAGAACCACCGCGTTGTCGATATCCGTGCCGTGTATCTTGTCATGCGCTAGAGCATACGCCGCAAGCTGACAAAAATAATCCTCGATCCACTGCCGTTTCTTCGGTTTATTGCTTTGCTTAAAGTCGATAATGGCAGGCTTGTCTCGGTAAACTCCAACTAGGTCAGTCGTACCAGCATACTTCTCAGGATAATACAATGAGACCTCACTGCCCCAGATTTCACTCACATGCTGAAAATACGTGTTGATAATCTTATAGCCTAACTCGTAACCCTTGCACATGTCCCAGTTCGTGGGCCTTGGTAGATGTCGATAGGCCACCATGCGCTCAATAACCTCGTGCAGATAAGTGCCCACGCGACTCGCTTCGTTTTTGATCCGGTCAGCCTCCTCCTGTCCGACTCGCGCGACCCACGCATCAAGAGCACCTTTATCTTTCTTGGTGGCCGACAGAATGGTCGTGACGCTGGGTAGTTTTTGTTCACCGTAAATATACCGTCGGCCTTCCGGCAGGTCCTGACGTTGCAGTGAAACGTACTGGTACAGTTTTTTAATCGGGATCAGATCAACCATTCTTTTAACTCCTCTCCAAGCACTTGATTAGCGATATCGATTTTGCCGCGTAGGGCTTTGACTATTTTTTCATCGACAGTTTTAGGGACCATAAGGTCCACGTAGGTCACCGATTTAGTCTGACCAATTCGATGGGCCCGATCCTCGGACTGAAGCCTAACCTCCAGATCAAAGCTGTTACTAAAATACACAACGGTACTGGCCGCTGTCAGGGTCAGACCGTAACCGCCGGTACGTGGATTGCCGACAAAGAATCGCAGTTCACTGTCCTCGTCTTGAAACTCGCGGACCACGCGCTGACGCTCTTCCTCTTCCGTGTCCCCGTAATATGTGCCTACGGCTGTCATGCCGTAGGCTTTCTGCAAAGCCAACTTAATCGAATCGATATCGTGCCGATAGCCAGCCCAGATAATGACCTTGCCGGAGGTCTCTTCGACCACGGACAAAAGCTCATCAATTCGTTTAGTCGGTATACTGATCACCGTCCCATCGTCTAACTTGGTGTGGCCGCAGACTATTTGATGCAATCGCATCAGTTGCGTTAAGGCATTGACGGTTGTAGTCATGCCTTCATTAAAAAGAGCCAGTGCCATTGTCTTCATTTCGTCGTAGGCTTTGACTTGTTCTGACGTAAGCTCAACCTCTCGTTTAATAAAAACTTTAGGTGGCAAATCTAAACATTCTTCTTTAGTCACACGATAACTAAATCTATCTAACTTCTCTTTCAGCTCGTCAAGTTTGCGATAGCCCACGACCTTTTTAAAGCTATGACTGCCCATGTGCTTCTCGACCAGAATTGCATAGCGTGCGCGGAACGCATAAAAGCTTGGCGAATCTAAGCATTCCTCGGACAGAAAATCGCACTGTTGAAACAGGTCAAGGGGTGACCTAGTCACGGGCGATCCGGTCATTATGCGCCGATAACGGGCCTCAAAGCCTACTTTGTTTGCATTCTTTGCGCGCTTCGCCGTCGGCGTCTTAATAGTCGTGCTTTCATCAATAGCCATAAAGCACTTGGTGAACATCGCAAAGCGTTTAGCGTAATCGAATCCCTTTTTGGTGCTCAGAGCCTCGACATTCATCACCAATATTTTAAGGTCTTCGCTAACATCCCACAACGAATCCAACAGGGCCTTATCGGCTTTCCTTGGACTTGGGGTCCACAGCGCGGTCCGATGTAGGACGTGATCGGGTAAATGCTTTGGCAACTCTTGATTTACCCAATTTCGATAAACACCTTTCGGCGCTATGATCAACGCAGAGTTTATTTTACCCACGTCATAAAGCATGGCGACATTATTTATCACCATAAAACTTTTGCCAGTTCCCATATCTGCAAATAAAGCAGCTACAGGTTTCTTCCAAAACCGTTCCAAATATTTTCTTTGATGCTCGAAAGGTTTATTTTTGAACGGGTATCGCTCAAGCCATAAGTCTTCCATTAGTTTTTTTCTCCTTTCTCATAAAAGAGTCTTGCGACTTCTTTGCAAAACAGTATACACTAGTTGTTCGCAATTTGCGAAATGAAGAAAGGAGAAAGGAAGTGAGTAAAGTTTTTGTTGTCTCTGAGTCGAGCAAACACAATATCGCACCAGCATTAGATTATGGCGAGATAGTTGTTGTCTTACCGCCTAATCAATCGCAGGTAGTTTTCTCCAGCGGTCCGACGGTCACCCGTATAAAGCGCGTGCTCGAAGGTTTCACTGATGAAGATTACCTACTTTTTATTGGAGACCCGACCGCCATAGCCATAATGGCTACAGTGGCCGCCGCCAAGAATCATGGGCGGTATAAGTGCCTAAAATGGGACAAGCAGGAACGACGTTATCTTCCGATACAAGTTGATATTTTTCCACACCGAGGAGAGGACGATGATGGACTTTGAGAAGGATGCTGATGCCTTATCGATAGCCGATGAGGAACTACAAGGAATAAGCGCCCTTGCAAAAAGAGCTAAAGTTTTACAAAAGGAAGTCGAAGACCTTGAAGCGGTCACAAAAGAGAGAAAGGACCAGCTTAGAAAATTAACTGAACAGGCAATTCCAGAAGCTCTTGCTGAAACAGGCATGCGGGGGTTTGTGATGGAAGATGGCAGCAAGGTAGAGTTGAAAGACTTCTATTCTGCTTCTATCTCTGCGGCACGAAAAGCGGAAGCCTTTCAATGGCTCAGGGATCACAAGATGGATGACCTAATTAAGAACACAGTCTCGGTGAAATTTGGTCGAGGCGAAGACGAGCTTTGTTCTCGTCTGTTAGAAATTCTTGGAACGCAAGGCTATCCTGCCGAGCAGACTGAGAAGATTGAGCCTATGACTCTTAAAGCTTGGGTCAAGGAGCAAACGGAACGGGGGAATGAATTCCCTATGGATCTCTTTGGCGCATACATTGGTCAAAAAGCAATTATTAAATCTTAAACGATAAAAGGAACATGAAAAATGGCTAAAGCAGAAACGGCTGAAGTAGCAAAGAAAGGCAACACCGAACTCTCACTTGCAGTAAATTTTGAGGCAGATGAGGGTGGTTTTGAGGAAATGGGTCAGGACGATTTGGCCCTACCTTTTTTGAGAATCTTAACTAACATGAGTCCAGAGATTGGTGAGATCGACGGGGCATCGCCCGGTATGATCTACAATTCAGTGACAAGTGAGTTGCACGACGGAAAGGCGGGCATACAGGTTGTGCCTTGTGTTTACGAAAGGAAGTATATCGAGTGGGCCCCTCGCGGTTCAGGTAGTGGAGGACCGGCAAATATTTATCCAGCAACCTCTGACATTTTGTCGCGTACCCACCGTGAGATTGGAGACAACAAAGACTATTTGGACAACGGGAACTATGTCGAAAACACAGCTAACTATTATGTTATGTGTCTGGATAAGGATGGGATACCGAGTCCCGCACTGATAGTCATGAAGTCAACTCAATTAAAGAAATCCCGAAAATGGAATTCTATGATGCAGTCAGTCAAAATGCAGGGGTCCAACGGCTTGTTCACTCCACCGATGTTTTCGCAGATTTATCGACTGACGATTATGAGCGAGTCAAACGACAAGGGGAAGTGGCACGGCTGGGAAATCGAAAAGGTTGGCGCTGTGGAAGATGCAGGCGTTTATGAGATGGCTAAGAGTTTTGCGGCGAGCATCAAAGCCGGCGAAGTAAAAGCCAAACCTCAAGAAGAAAATGCAAAAGAAGAAGGAAAAGACCATAACATTTTCTAGCAACCTTTGGCCGGTCGCAAGACCGGCCTTTTCATTGAGAAAGAAGAATGGAAGACCTCGACAAATTCATCAGTATCTTTGCCGGCCTAGATTGTGCTTACGGCACGTACCGTGTTGAGACGGAGAATGAAAAAGGCAAAAGTGTAGGTAAGGCGGTCGTGGTTCGCCAGCCACCGACCAAGGACCTCTGGCAAAAACATTTTGATGGTGTCGAGCCAAGCCTCGGCATCATACCTATCCGCTCCGACAATACGTGTGTTTGGGGCTGTATCGATATCGATCAATACCCCCTCGATCTTGCGGCATTAGTAGTCAAGATTAAAAAGTTAAAGTTGCCTCTCGTGTCATGTCGCAGTAAATCAGGTGGCGCGCACTGCTTTGCTTTTACCAAGGACCCCGTGCCAGCCGGTGAGATGCAGGACTACCTTACAGGCTGCTCCGCGTTGTTGGGTGAAAGCGGTCGAGAGATATTCCCAAAGCAACGAGAGATTCTAGTATCGCGTGGTGACACGGGTAACTTTTTGAATTTACCTTATCACCATGTTGACCGGACGTTACGCTATGCGATCAAAGAAGACGGCAGTGCTGCGAGTATTGAAGAATTCTTTGAGATTTATGAGGCGAATGTTCAAGAAAAGTTAACGCTACCCAAACCCAGTAAAAAAGAAAAAGGTCCCGTGTTTGACGGACCACCGTGCCTGCAAGCACTTTGCACGCAGGGGTTTCCTGAAGGTGGACGCAACAACGGCATGTTTAGTTTGGGATTGTATCTGAAGAAAGCTTTCCCAGAAGCGTGGCAGGATAAGCTTCTGGAGTATAACCAAAAGTATTTTGATCCGCCGCTTGGAATACAAGAGTTGGGTATCATTCAAAAACAACTTGAGAAAAAAGATTATAAGTACAAGTGCAAAGATGATCCTATCAAAAGTTTTTGCAACCCGTCGTTATGCCGACAGCGTGAGCATGGTATTGGTGGTGACGGGCCCGGCAGTCCCAAACTGACCAGCCTAAGCAAGTACGCCAGCGAACCGCCGCTATGGTTCTTGGATGTAAATGGAAAGCGAGTCGAGCTTGAAACAGAGTCGCTGTTCAATCAGATGTTTTTTCAACGCGCCTGTATGGAACGATTAAACGTACTGCCGCCATCGCTTAAAAAAGCAGATTGGGAAATGCTAATTAATGAATTGCTCAGTGAGATGGTTGAGTTGGAGCAGATTACCGAAGCCAGTGAAGACACGACAATCACAGGTCGGTTCAAGGAACTGGTCGAAGAGTTCACGACTCATTTGCAGCAAGGAATGGACAGGGACGAGATTCTTATGGGTCGGGTCTGGACCGACGAGGACAACGGGCTGGTTTATTTTAGGATCAAGGACCTAGAAGCACACTTGCGCCGCAGTAACTTCGGCGCACTATCCGCGCCCAAGATGGCGCAAAGACTACGTGACCTTGGTGGTAACCCGTCGGTGATTTCTTTGAAAGGACGCTCCGCGCGAGTTTGGGCCGTGCCCGTATTCGATGCACAGGACAGCCCCTTCGATGCGCCGATAGCCACGGACAAGGTTCCGTTTTGATTACCAAGGTATTTGGACCGCCGGGCACTGGCAAGACTACGCACTTGTTGGACGTGGTCGAGCAAGAATTATCCGCCGGAACCTCGTCAATGGACATCGGTTACTTTGCTTTTACCCGCAAGGCGGCAAACGAAGCGCGCGACCGCGCGGTACAAAAGTTCCCGCACCTTGACGCCAAGAAAGATTTCCCGTGGTTCAGGACTCTGCACAGTTTGGCCTACCATTGTCTCGGCGTCAGTACCAAGGACATGATGACAGCCAGTGACTACGCGGTCTTTGCTAAGGAGGCAGGGCTATCCGTTTCGACTAGTCACGACGGCGATGAGTTTATCGTCCGCGCCGACAACGCCATTTTAAATGAAATTAATATCGCAAGGATTCGAGGTAAGGATCTTCACACGCATTATAACGAGAGTGGCATGGAGATAGAGTGGTTTTATTTTGAATATGTAGAACGCGCCTACCGACGTTTTAAAGCGGCACACCTGCTAATGGACTTTACCGATCTGCTCGAACGGATTGCCGATCAACCTGAGATGCTACCTAAGCTTGACGTTCTTATTATTGACGAGGCTCAAGACATGTCTCGGCTGCAATGGCGCATGGTCGAAGCATTAGAAGAGAAGACCCAGCGCACGCATATTGCCGGCGATGATGACCAAGCAGTTTACAACTGGGCAGGGGCGGACGTGCAGTCCCTGTTGTCTTATGAAGGTGAGATTAAAATTCTTAGTCAGTCTTATCGCGTGCCGGCGAAGGTCCACGAGTTAGCGGATAAGATTGTTAATCGCATACAAAAGCGTCAGCCTAAGACGTGGTATCCTCGACAAGAGCAGGGCGAGATTCATTACTATAATCATTTTGAGCAAGTCGATATCACCGAGGGTGAGTGGCTGGTGATGGCATCTACTAATTACATGCTCAATGACATGCACGAGTGGATTAAGTCGCAGGGCTTGCTATTCGAGCGTCACGGACAACGGTCCATCGCTGATTCGATTGTCACAGCGGTCGTTGGGTGGGAACGGCTACGCAAGGGTGATGAGGTCAACTTCGAGGTGCTGCAAAAAATCTATAAGAACCTGCCTGCCGATTCGGTTAAGCGTGGATTCAAGTCGTTACGAACCGCCGACCCCGAAGCAATGTTTACCATGAAATACTTAAAACAACATCAAGGTCTGTTAACGGACGAGATATGGCATCAAGCTCTGACAAAGATCGGTGAAGATAAGCGCGATTATTTAATTTCTGTTTTAAAACGCGGAACGAAACTAAGTTCTAAACCACCTATTCAACTGTCCACAATTCATGGGGCGAAGGGTGGTGAAGCGGACAATGTTTTACTGATCACGGACCTAAGTCCAAAGTTTGCTCAAGATTATGCGCGAGACGCCGACGATATTAATCGCCTGCTATATGTAGGTGTGACGAGAACAAGACAGTCACTGCACATCGTCTTGCCGAAAAACGAACAGAAAGGATTTAGATTTTGAATACTACTGAATGGACGCCCCCACATAACTTTCCTGATCTCTCCGAAGCTAAAGAGATTGCCATCGACCTAGAGACTTGCGACCCAAACATGGAGAAGTTTGGACCCGGCTGGCCTCGCAAGGATGGTTACATTGTCGGCTACGCGGTAGCTGTAGACGGTTGGTGCGGTTACTACCCCATCGCTCACGGCGGCGGAGGTAACCTTGATAAAAAGATTGTCGAGTCATGGATCACGGAAATCATGCTGTTGCCATGCCCTAAGGTAATGCACAACGCTGCCTATGATCTCGGATGGTTGTGGGCTTCAGGTTTTAAAGTTGAAGGCAAGATCATCGATACCATGATCGCCGCAGGGTTAGTGGATGAAAACCGATTCAGCTATGCTCTGAACTCCTTAGGCTTTGACATGCTCAAAGAAGTTAAGAGTGAAGAGCAGTTAAAAAAAGCCGCTGCGGATTGGGGCGTTCATCCTAAGAAGGAGCTTTGGAAACTACCCGCGAATTTTGTAGGTAGCTACGGCGAACAGGACGCGGCACTGACGCTCAAGCTTTGGCATCATCTTGAAACACTGCTTCGGAAGGAGGAGGTCGAGTCAATCTTTGAACTTGAAACCGAGATGCTGCCAATACTGACAGGCATGACGTTTAAGGGTATTTGCTTTGATCGGGAAAAGGCGCAGGCTTTGATCGTGGAGCTACAGGGTAAAGAAAAGAAGTTAGTCGCAGCAATGAAAAAAGAAGCCGGCGTTCCTGTAGACATGTGGGCGGCGGCCTCGATTGCTAAAGCGTTTGATAAGCTTGGGGTTGAATACCCTAAGACTGAGAAAGGCGCGCCCAGCTTTACCAAGTCATTCCTTGAGGCTTGCGAACATCCGCTGGCTAAGATGGTGGTCGAGGTGCGAGAGGTCAACAAGACGCACAACACTTTCCTGCAGCCTTACTTAGATGCGAGTGAAGCAACAGGCAGGATACATTCGCACGTAAGCCAACTGCGCGGAGAAACAGGAGGAACCGTCACCGGAAGATTATCCATGAATCAACCCAACCTTCAGCAGGTGCCGGCGCGCCATCCTGTTATCGGTCCAATGGTCCGCAGTCTGTTCTTGCCTGAAGAAGGTGAGCTTTGGGCGGCTAATGATTTCTCGGCTCAAGAACCACGGCTCCTGATCCATTACGCCAAGCTTTTAGGTCTCGAAGGGGCCGATGTAATGGCGCAGGCTTATCACGATGACCCCGACACGGATTTTCACCAGATGGTTGCGGACATGGCTGACATTACCCGTAAACAGGCAAAAACAATTGGCTTGGGTCTTATGTACGGCATGGGCAAAGCCAAGCTGGCTATCCAGTTAGATATGGCGGTTGAAGAAGCAGCCGAGTTAATCCAGACTTTCCATGCCAAAGTGCCCTTCTTAAAAGGCACTATATTTGCTGTGCAGAAACGAATTGAAAACCCCTCGTCCGGTGGATCTATAAGAACATTGCTGGGTCGCAAGTGTCGCTTTCCATTATGGGAGCCCATGCAGTGGGGTATCAATAAAGCTTTGCCGCGCGAAGAAGCTTCTGCGAAGTATGGGCCACGGATTAAACGCGCGATGACTTACAAGGGTCTCAACAAACTGATCCAAGGAAGCGCTGCAGATCAGACAAAAAAAGGGATGGTTGAATTACACAAAGCCGGCTATAACATGCTGCTTGCGGTGCATGACGAGGTCGCTATAAGCGTCAAGACTAAAGAAGAAGCCGAGGCCG